AAGAAGCCTCGGACGGAGCTAAGTTTAAGGAGAAGGCGAAGGTAGACGGGGTAACGGCGGAGAAGTATCATCACTTCTCGGACGGAATGGATTACTTAATCTGCGAGGCGTGGTCGGAGCATTTCGATACGTACCAGAACGGGGATATGTCGAACTATAAACGAGTAGCGGGAGTAAATAAACAGAATAGTAAAGTAAGGTTATGAAACAATGGTATTGGTTTAGCGCAACGTTTAGAGTCGATGCGAAGATACGCATCTCTTCACTATTCGAATTAAAGCTATATCCCGACGGGATTAAACATAATAAAAAACTAACAATAAATGTCGATAAAACTACCTGATAACGAAATGACTCACGCCGAGGAGTTACAGTACGCGGATTACTATACGCGGATGTTTCTTAATCGGATAGCGAAGTGTAATAAAAAGTTTAAACATATCCAGATAACCGACGTTAAAATAAATATTAACGAACCGAGTAAGGTTAAGGGGAGGAATATACTTCAGAGGATATTCGGTAAGAAGGAACTCCCCGCGAAGGAAATCGATTCTAAAGACTTACTAAAAAAAGCGTAACAACCGAACGGCGTAGTTTAGTTTTAGTAGTATTTTTATACGCTATGGCTAGACTCCTAAGAGATTTAGATATTGACTCGTTACAATTCTCGGATTCGGAGGATGTAGATAGCCCGTTAAAAGCCTTAATATTAGAGAACTATAACTCGTGGCTGAACGCCGAACAAGCGTCTCAAGCCGAAATGATTTCTTATCTTAAGGCAAGGTATTGGGTAGACTGGGTATTTACGAATACGACTCGATTCTCTATTTCGGCGGTTTACTACGGTAAATCGTTAGTAGAATATACCGAACCGGCGTGGAACGAGAATACTTCTTACGTACTTAATAACCGCGTATCTTACCAGGGAAATATTTATAGGGCGTTAGGCGCAGCGCAGGGAAACCTCCCGACGAACGCTACTTATTGGGTTCTAGTCTGCGCCGATTTATCTCTCTTTTACGTTACGTTACCTAATCCTGAATGGAATCCCGCGACTAAATACGCCGCAGGGGTAACGGTTTGGTATAATAAAAAAACCTATACATCCTTAGTAGCTAACGTAAATATTTTACCCGATTCGAGTACTTCGGTATGGGGAACCGGTACGGACTATACCGTTACCGCTATATTACCTACCGACGTTACAAAGTGGACGGCGGGAGATAACCGGAACCAACAGATTGTTAAATATTTGTTAGATATTTCCTTATATCATTTCCTATCCGCGTCTCCTCGTAATATCGCGGACTTACGTAAAGAGCGTTACGACGGGAATAGTCCGGAGCAGAGAGGCGGAGCGATAGCTTGGCTTAAGCGCGTATCGAAGGGTGAGGTATTCGCCGAGCTTCCGATAATCGTACCGAGAACCGGCGAGGCGATACAGTACGGGAACTCGAATAGTATAACGGGAATTAAACAGGATAACCAAACTTGGTAATGAAGATATTTGGATTAGAAATAAATTGGCAGAATAAAACGGTATTACAGCCGAAGGAAGCGGATATTTATAAGGAGTTCGTACCGTTAAAGGCGGCAGTACATCGGACGACGAACGATATGGCGCGGTATAAGACCGGCGTAATATCGGCGGAGAACGTACTAAACCCTCAACGATATATGCTACTTCAGGTTTACGACGGGGTAATACTCGACGCTCACTTAACGGCGTGTATCGAACAGAGAAAGAATTTAATATTATCGAAACGATTTAAGGTTATCGGAACGAACGGCGAGGAGAACGTAGCTAAGTCGGATTTAATTAATAAGAAGTGGTTCTACGAGTTTAATTGCTATGCTCTCGATTCTATGTACTGGGGATTTAGCCTCGTACAGTTTCACGATTTAATTAAGGACGAGTTCTCCTCGATAGAATTAATACCGAGACAATTCGTTAAGCCAGAGTTTCACGTAGTAACTAAGACCTGGACGGAGATAACCGGAAACGATTACTTAGCCGAGCCGTATAATAAATGGTGTATCGGCGTAGGAATACCGAAAGACTTAGGGTTACTCCTTAAGGCTGCGCCTCTCTGTATCTGGAAGAAGAACGCGCTAGGAGCGTGGGCGGAGTTTCAGAATATATTCGGAGTACCGGCGCGGATTGGTAAGACTAATTTAAAAGACGCTCAAACGTTTCAGAATATGGTTGATATGCTCTCTAACTGGGGATTATCTCAGTACGGGGTATTCGGTAAGGACGATATGGTCGAACTTATCGAATCGTCTAACTCGGACGCTTACGAGGTATTCGATAAAATGATCGAGCGGGTTAATTCGGAGATAAGTAAACTTATTTTGGGCCAAACCTCGACTATAAGCGAGAAGTCGTTCGTTGGATCGGCGGAGGTACACGAAAGGGTATTAAATAACTACGCGGAGAAGGACGAGCAGTTCTTAGAGTCGGTACATAATTATCAGTTAGTTCCGTTTCTTCGGGAGTTCGGACTATTAGGCGAGGGAGATCGTATCGAGTGTGATGATTCGGAGGAACTAAGTCAGGAGGAGCATAATAAGCTCGTAATCGAATTACTTAAAACGGGACGGTATACTATACCGCCGGAGTATATCGAAGAAACTCTAGGAATACCGGTAGAAGCGTCGGAGCCTATGAATACGGTAGCGGAAGTTAAAAATAAATTAATAGAATATTACGGTTAGTGTGTGGAGTATGCGATATAGAAAACAAGGTTACTCCGGTCGAGATATTCTCCGACGATGATTATGAGCGTATAATTAACGGTATACTAATCGGCGCGATTACGATAGGTTCGTTAGACGTAGCGACGTATACTAAGACTGCTCAGTTACTAACCGAGGCGGTATATCAGGGCTACGGAAAAACATTAGCGGAATTACAGGTCGGGGGAGATGATTACGCAATGCTCTTTGATTTACGGAAAAACGTTTACGTATTTAGTGGCGCCAAGACGTATCAGCAGACGCGGGAGATAGCCTTGAAGATGTCGGAGTTATTAACGAAGGACGGTGGAGTAAATAGTCTCGCGGAGTTTAAGCGAGAGGCACAGAAGATATTAATAACGTATAATAAAGATTACTTAACGCCGGAATATAACTCGGCGATAGCTCAGGCGCGGTCGAATAGTCAATTCGGGGAGTTTATAAAGGATGCCGGATCGTACCCGAACTTAACGTATCATACGGTAGGGGACGCGAGGGTTAGACCGACTCACGCAGCACTGGACGGGATTACGCGACAGGTTGGGGATAATTTTTGGAGGAGTTATATGCCACCGAACGGATGGAACTGCCGATGTACAGTAATACAAACCGGAGAGGACGCGGAACGAACTAGCTTACGTGGGTTTAAGAAACCGAACGACGTACCGGATATATTCTTAATGAATTCGTATTATGATCGTATAGTATTTAGTAAGGAGCATCCTTATTTTAAGGTTGCGCCGAAGGATAAAACGAATGCTAAAAATAACTGGGGGTTGCCCTTACCGTAATGATACAGACCGAAGTACCGTATATAGACTTATTTTTATTAGCGGTTCCGTATCGGAACGGTTCGCTTTATTGCGTATCGTTCGAGTGTATAAAAATATTTTTAAATTAAATGTCGGGACAAGCCTTTAAAATAATAGAAGCATCGAAGCGGGTTCAGGTAGCGATTAAGGACTCGGTTAACGTTATGGGCGTAGAGGCTCTAAATCACTTTACGAAGTCGTTCCGTAACCAGGGATTCGAGGATTCGACGATTCAGAGATGGCAACCGAGGAAGGGAGAGATTAGCGGAGGTATAGCGCGGGTACGGAAACGGGACGCGGGGAGTCGGGCGATATTAGTTAAGTCGGGAGCGTTACGGCGCAGTTTATTTAAGTATAGGAGCGGAGTATTCTCGGTAACTATTAAGAGTCCGTTACCATACGCGGAGGTTCATAACGAAGGATTAAGAGCCGGACGTGGCAAGGGATTTAAAATGCCTAAGCGTCAGTTCGTTGGGGATAGTACTAAATTGATATTAAAATTAGAAAGATTAATAGATCGTAAAATAAATAAAGCGTTTGAGTAAGAAGAAGTTATATACGGAACTAAAGCGGGTAATTACGGCTATAAAGGAAATTAAATACTGCGGTATGTATAACGCGCAGTATTTACAAGCCGGTAAGCACGACCACCCGAACTATCCGGCGGTATACGTTCAGTTTACGAACTCGGATTTTAGGGACTTAGGCGGAAGCGATAACGTTCAGGATTATAACTGCGTAGTTACTATTCACCTCGTATTCGAATCGTATAAAATCGACGCGATAGAAGTATTCGATACGGCGGAGAAGATACACGCGGTAGTATCGCACTTCGAGCCGTTACGGAGCGAGGATGATTTAACTCACTTCGGGAAGTTAGTATGGGTAGACCAGAGGGAGGACGTAGATCACGACGTACTTCAGATACAGCAGTTAGATTATAAAACTAAAGTAAGGGATTACTCGGCTCGGAAGATTATACATAAAACTCTATCCGTAACGCCGGTTACAACGATTAATATAGTAGACGTAATTACATAAATATGGCACGATCACAGGAAAGTATAAGAGATTTAATGGATATACAGCAGGCTGCAGAGCCGAGCCTATCCGTATTAAATAACCCGAGTCAGACTTCGGTATTCGGTCTCGAGAAGGACGTAGTATCGCAGGTTACTTCGCTTCACGAAACGTTATGGGACGAGTTAGTCTTAGACCTCGAGTCTCAGATAGCCGCAGGCGCACCGGCTACTCCGGCGTGGATTCAGGATCGGGTATTAAAGTTTCAGTATTCGGCTACGAACCCACAAGTACTACAATTAATTAACTTCGCACCGACATACCCGACTATCGACGAGGCGTTACGAATCGTTACGCGCTGTTCGGTTAAGACCGACCTAAATAAGCTCGTTAAGGTAAAGGTAGCGAAGTCCGATCCGCCCGTTCCGTTAGCGTTACTCGAATACTCGAGTCTATCGGGATACTTAAATAATATTTTACCGGCGGGAGTAACGTTTAGCCTTATAAATTTAGTTAGTGATAAGCTATATATCTTAGCGGAGGTATTTTATCTCGGCGAATATACGAGTACGATAAAGGATAACGTAGAGGCAGCGTTAAATAACTACTTAGCTACGATTCCGTTCGACGGATTAGTAAGAGTAGCGGAAATCGAGGACGCTATACAAGCCGTATCGGGAGTTAAGGATATAAGGATCGATATTATAAAGGCGAGAGCCGACGCGACGGTATTAGCCTCGGCTACTACGATATTTAGCTCGGTAACTTCGGCTCCTGGGGTTAACGCTCGGATATGGGATACTATATCGGGCGTAATAGTAGGAGAAACTACGGCGTTAAATACGTTCGCCGATACAATAACTTATACGGTAACTTCATAAAATGAACTTAGCCCCATTCGATACCGATTACGTTTCCGAGCAGTTAATACCTCCTTCGGCTCGTTCGGCTATGCGGTTAGCGTGGTTACGGGTATTAAACGCTTCGATTCGGACGAAGTATAACGATATATTCGGGACGGCTAGTTATTTAAACGGATTCTCGTTAGCTAAATGGTTAGCGATTACGAATTACGTAAAGGGTAATCGGGTTCGGGACGGAGTAGCGATATACGAGGCGTTAGTAAATAATACGGGGTTTATACCGGAAGTTAATCCCGATAAATGGTTATTGATTTCGAACGACTTCGTAGGAGCTGACGAGCGGGTAAAGTATAATGGTGGTAAGATGCTCCTAGAGTATATCCTAAACCGGTATCTTAATACTACACCTACGACTATACCGACGATTTATATATTAAATAATATAGTAGATGTGAACGGGTTTTATATGGGAACGGACGGGCAGGGAACGCTCGGAGAGATGGGTAATGCCTCAACGCAGGACGATTTCTTAGGGGTTAGTTATAGCTTGAATCAGTTCGCGTTTACGATATATGTTCCTGTAGTGTTATTTACGACTTTGGGAACGAACGCGACGAATCGCGAGAATCGGGTTAGGAACGTAGCGGATAAATACGTAATTGCGGGTATGGTATATTCAGTAACAACTTATTAACAAGATATGAAAAAAGTAATAAACGCCTCTACGGCAACAGCAAAACAACCCTTCTACGGAAGAACGATGGCACACATAATGGAAACGATAACGGAGATTGCCGATTCGGTAGCTAGACCTATTATCGGAAACTATGTAGCTAATGATTTAGTTATTTTATATGGTTGTATTTTAACGGGGAATTTCTCAGGAGCGGGTAATCCGTTTGCCGTAACGGCGGGAGCCGTATATTATAACGGCGAGATTTACCAGGTCGATGCCGTAAGCGGGACTATATCGGGGGCAAACGTGCTCGTTGGTACAATCGTTACTACTTATCAGAGCGGGGATCCGGTAACAATGTCCGATAATTCAACGGTTAGCGTTCACGAGATACGGAAGGTTGTAATCACTCAAGCGGCATCAGGCAGTGGTACAAAAAATTATTCTTTATGGAAGCCGGTTTTAAGAATAAATGGTAGGACAACTTTAGCTACTCAAAATAATGCTACAACTGTTTATGCGGATGCTACTGGATTAACGTTTACAACGCCTAATGATGGCAAAACCCGTAAATTATGTATTCAATTAAAAGGACATTTTCATTTAGTTGGAACTCACGTCGGGGGTGGGGGCGAGGCAAAAATATTTAATTTAACGACATCGACAGACTTAGATTCTGGATATTCGTTCTGGCAATTAGACGGTGCCATAAATTTTGCACAGATGAGACAGGCTTTTACGGCATCTTTTATAGGGGATGTCGCACCTAATAATACTATTAAGGTTCAGTTTAAGAGCTTATCGGCTTCGTTCGGGATTGACCTTGTTCAAGCCGTTTACGAACATTTTGAATTATAAAATATTACGTTTAAACCGAGATTTATTAACAATATCTAGTTCATAAATTCCCTTAAAGATATTTAGATATAGAAGGTACATTCTATACGGCATCGGGTGTTTCATAGAAGCGGATTGTAAATTTATAAGTAAACCATAGAAACGATATATTAACCCATACTTGATTGTACGGCTTTTCCATTCTTCCCATAACTAAGGGTTTTACCGTTCCTTGTTTTTCCGGAACATACTGACTAAAAATTAATTCTATCATAGGTAATAGATAAAATAATCCTTTACCGAAATAATTAGTAAAATTATTCATAATGTATTTTGTAAGAGCCTATTACTTCCAGTAAAGGAAACTATATCTCGGTGTAAAACAGTAAACTCTTTAGTAACTATATTATAGCACCAATAATAATGTATATCTCGGCGTTTTAAAAACGTAGAATTAACTCGGTATAGTCCGCCGTCATAGTTATAGATTTTCTGGCGTTGCATTATCTTACTCATAATCTCATCTTAGAGGTTACTATTCCTTTTATCTCCGAGAAATCTTTATTTTTTAATTCGGGATTAATACGGAGTATCGAGTAGTATATATCGAGAGCCGAATGAGCTATCTTACTTTCGTTCGCCTGTCTCGATATACAGTCCGATAAGAACTCGTTTTTTAATTCCCCTTTAATTCTAGTCGTAACCCGAAT